CCCAAGTCTTGGGTTTGCGCCTGCGACCTATGAGCAAAGGCATTTCAGCGAGAACTACGGTGCATTGAACATCTATTTCCGCAAGCTGGTGGGTGCATTGGGTGCGCTGTTTGGCCCCATGGGTGGTAAGTATTTGAACACGCCACATGGGGCATTTCAGGATTCGACAGACCAGACTGCTGCCAACACGACCACGGCCTATGCGGTCAAATTCAACACCACTGACTTTTCCAACGGCGTCACCATTGCCAGCGACTCGCGCATCACGGTGGCCTTGGATGGCATCTGGAACATCCAGTTTTCTTTGCAGTTCAAGAACACCACCAGCGATGGCCAAGATGTGGACATCTGGTTTCGCAAGAACGGCACCAACATCGACAACTCAAACAGTCGATTCCACTTGCCTGCCAGAAAATCGGCAGGCGACCCAAGCCATTTGATTGCGGCCATAAACTTCTTTGCAAGCATGGTGGCCACTGACTACATTGAGATCATGTGGCGCGTGACTGATACTGGCGTCAGCATTGAGCATTTTGATGCCAGTACAAGCCCGACACGGCCAGCAATTCCATCTGCGATTGTCACGGTGTCGTTTGTCTCCAACCTACCAACGGTGTGACCCATGTACATCCCATTGAAACTTCCCCCAGGCGTCTACAAAAACGGCACAGAATACCAAGCTGCTGGCCGCTGGAACAACGCCAACCTGGTGCGCTGGTACGAGAACACCATCCGGCCAGTTGGTGGGTGGCGTAAGTTTTCAGACACGCAACTGTCTGGAATGTGCCGAGGCATCATCCCTTGGCGTGACAACGGTGGTACGCGCTGGGTCGGCATCGGCACGCATAGCAAACTTTATGCAATGTCGCAGCTTGGCGTGATCAAGGAGATTACGCCCACAGGCATGGCCGCAGGTATTGCCAACGCCACCACGGTCACTGGCTACGGGTACAACAATTACGGCAGCTACGCATACGGTGTGGCCAGGCCCGACATCGGCACATCAACGCCAGCCACCACTTGGTCGATGGACACTTGGGGTGAATACCTGGTGGCCTGCTCCAGCACTGACGGTATGCTGTACGAGTGGCAGCTTGGGTTTACAACACCCACACTGGCTGCGCGAATCACAAACTCGCCATCAGGCTGTAAGGCTTTGATGGTCACAGCCGAACGCATTATTTTTGCCTTGGGCGCTGATGGCAATGCACGCAAGGTCAAGTGGTGCGACCAGGAAGACAACACGGCATGGACAGCCTCCACCAGCAACTTGGCTGGTGACTACGAGTTGTCATCGACAGGCACATTGTTGGCTGGCAAGCGCGTCAAGGGCGTCAACCTGCTGTTTACCGATGTGGATGTGCACACAGCGCAATATGTGGGTGCGCCATTTGTCTACGGCTTTGAGCGTGCTGGCTCGGGCTGCGGCCTGATTGGTGCGCAGGCTGTAGCAGCCATTGACACTGCCGCCATCTGGATGAGCAAGTCGGGATTTTGGATGTATGACGGTTACGTCAAGCCACTGCCAAGTGATGTGGGCGACTACGTTTTCCAGAACATCAACTATGCGCAGTCATCCAAGGTCTACGCAGTCCACAACAGCCAGTTTGGTGAGATCTGGTGGTTTTATCCCAGCATCTCCAGCAACGAAAACGACAGCTATGTCACGTTTAACTATCGAGAAAATCATTGGTCAATTGGTACGCTGGATCGCACTGCTGGCAGCCATGCTGGTGTTTACACCAACCCGCTGATGGTTTCCGCAGACAGGTATGTGTACGAGCATGAGGTGGGCTATGCCTACGATGGCGCATCAGTGTTCGCTGAGTCTGGACCAATCCAGCTTGGCAATGGCGACAACGTGATGAGCGTGCGTGAGGTCATTCCCGATGAGCAGACATTGGGCGAGGCCGTGGTGTCGTTTACCAGTCGGATGTACCCAACAGGGGAGCAGTCCTCATTTGGACCGTATTCGGCAGCCAACCCCACCAGCGTGCGTTTTGCTGGTCGCCAGGTCAATGTGAAGGTGACAGGGGCCGTGCTGGCCGACTGGCGTATTGGCACGATGCGGCTGGACGCTGTGCCAATGGGCAAGAGATGAGTGACCTTGAGCATCTGGAGCGACTGCGCCATCATGTGGAGGCGGCATTAGAATACTCTGGAGGCACACACCATTTCGATGATGTCGTTGAGATGGTGAGGGACAGCAGGCTGCAAGTGTGGCCAGCCACAGAGTCCATTGTGCTGACAGAGATCATTGTCTATCCACGGCTAAAGAATTTGCATTACTTCTTGGCTGGTGGCGACCTCGATGAACTTTCAAGGATGCGGCCAATAATCGAATCCTGGGGCAAGTCAGTGGGGTGCACCAGGGTGACTTTGGCAGGCCGCAGGGGCTGGTCAAAGACATTTTTACAGGATGAAGGGTACAGGCCACAGTGGTCTGTACTTGCAAAGGAGTTGTGATGGCAACAGCAGCACAGATACAGGCAGAGATCGCAGCAGGTCCACAGACGCAAGAGGCGCTGGATGCTGCCTTGTTGAAGTACACCAGCGCAGATGGCAGAGGCGTTTCCTCAGTTTGGCAATGTGGCCGACTTCAACAATGCTGCCAGGGAAGCATATACACGCACACAAGCGCAACAGCAGGCTGCTGACCGTGAGGCTATGCGTGCCGACATGGCCGCCAGGGGTGAAGAGTTTAGGATTGCCAACCCCGGTGGATCTGTCACCACACAAAGCACACCAAGTCCACAGATGTCTGCCATTCCTCAGTCTGAAGTGGATGCGGCCAGGGCAAGACTGACTCCAGAACAGCAAAGGTTTATTGACTGGCAACAAAATCAAATTAACCCATTGACGGGTAGGCCGGTCAGTGAGGACTTTGCTCGCCAAGGCGTTAATCCCTATGCAAACCCAGCACAGGCGCAGGCGCAAATTGACAGGGCAACACGGCGCGAAGATTTGTTTGCCAGTGTTGGCCGCGACCCTGGTAATTTGCGCCCATGGAATGATGCTCCATCTCCTCGCAATACTACGGTGACCGGACCCGGCGGTGGTGGCGGTGGTGGCTTCACCACTGGCCCTGGCGGCAATGTGGTAGTCGGACCAGGCCCAGGCGGTGGCGGCGGTGGCGGCGGCGGTGGCGGCGGCGGTGGTGGTGGTGGTGGTGGTGGTGGTGGTATCGGAGGCGGCGGCACAGCCCCGACAGGTCCAGCATCCCCAAGAATCCAAGCCATCCGCGACTGGTACAACGCCAATGCAGGCCGAACAGACCCGCAGGCGCAAGCTGACCTCAACAGATTCTTGGCCACCAGCGGCTACACAGCCCGTGAGATCAACACAGCACTGCCTCAATGGGGTTTGACAGATCTGCAAAACGCCATGCGTACAGCCATTGGCGAGGTGGCACAGCAGACGCCATTTGCGCCTGCGGCTGCGCAGCCAATGCAGCCCTTGGTGCAGCCCTATACCTCTATCGCATCTCAACTGCCTGGCGGGATTGACGCACGCGCCCAAGAGATTCGCAACTGGTATGCGGCCAATGAGGGCCGGGGCACTCAGGCTGATCTAGATCGTTTCTTGGCCAGTGGCTATTCTGCCCAAGAGATCAACAAGGCATTGCCTCAGTGGGGCGTCAATGATCTTGAGCGCCAGATCAGTGCTGCGCGTCAAGCATATCCAGGTGCAGCACTTCAGCGCCAACTGTCTCAGTACCAAGCCACAGCCCCTGGTGCGCAATTTACAGGCTCTGTCAGCCCTTACGGATTGCTGACGCAGCAGATGCAGCAATTTCAAAACCCATATGCAGACGCGCTGTCAAACATTGCATTGGGTGGCTATCGTCCTGATGTGTACAACGTGCTGCTGGATGAAACCATTGACCCTGTGACCGGGATCGCTACACCTGGAGAGGGCACACCTGGCGATGGCGGTGGCGGTGGTGGTAGTGATAGCGGATCAAGTTCAGCAGATTCAGGTGCAACAGGACCAGGCGGTGGCATGGGCAATTCTGGAGAAGGCGGCGGCGCACCAGGCGAAGGCGGCTGGGCCAAGGGTGGCTTGATTGATCGTGTGTATGGCCCCAACCCTCCAGGCCCAGATGATGGTGCAGGGCTGCTGGACCTTGGCGAATACGTCATCAAAAAATCATCGGTCAAAAAGTACGGTGCGGGATTGCTCGACATGATCAATGAAGGCAAGATCCCTGCCAAGAAAATGAAATCTTTACTCGGTTAAAGGAGAGCGAAATGTCAAAAGGCGGAACAAGCACCAGTGGTGTGAACATTGACCCAGACATCAAGGAGGCATTTCTCGCCAACTTTGCCAATGCGCGAAATGTTGCAGGGGCGCTTCCTGTGCAGCAGATCGCTGGATTCAATCCAATGTACCAGGCTGGCGAAGAGTCTTTGGTCAACACGGCCCTGGCTGGCCCAGGCATTGCTGGCACTGACTTGGCGGCGCAAATGGCTGCGGCTGGTGGTGCTTATCAGCCCATGCAGCAGCAAGCCGTGCAGGCCAACCTTGGCATGACTGGCCCTGGCTCCATCGCCAGCTACATGAACCCCTACACCCAGATGGTGCGTGAAAACGCATTGGGTGACCTAGAGGCTGCGCGACAAAACGCCATCCAGCAAACAGGTGAG